CGATCAGATTCCAGCCGCACCATTGCCAGCCGGGGAAATCTTCCACCGGGTAGACGTGGTGGGCAACGGTCGCCAGCTCGTTCCTGCCGAACCTTGCGGCCTCTCGGCATCGGTACTTGTCACGCCGGAGCACCGCGTCGCGCAGGTGCAGCCAGCGTTTGCTTTTGTAATCCATGGACAAACAAAAAGCGCCATGACCTCACGACGGAGATCATGGCGCTCATGCCATCCGGCTATCACCTCGGGTGCAAAACAAAAGCGCCAAACGATTCTCCGTTTTCACGGTCAAATCATTTGGCGCTGGCACTAACTCGATGGTTTTGGCTCTGGCTCATATTCACGATAGACTCTCGCTTGCACAGTTTGCAGTACAGCGGGAAGTCTGTCAGCACGGTCGTCGGCCGCACACGCTGCTGCGTCGGCCGCCCGCACAACGGGCAAATCAACTTCCCGTCTGCTGACACTAACAGTATATCACGCCGTTTCTCAGATTGCAAGTCCTTTTGTCGCTCCTTCCCAGTATTTATATATTGTTTCAAGTCAAAATATAGATATTAAGTTTGCAAACCCGGGATTTCGAAATCGTAGGTCACAAAGGTTCCGTAACAGTTCTCAATGCGTTCCGGGAACTTTCCACCTTCGAAGGCCGAAGCGCCTGGCGGCGGCGAGTAGTGCTCGCCCGGTGCAAGCTCGATGTCGTGCCGCTCCGGCTGTACCAGCCCGATACTTGGTGTCCACATCCGAGCGCCAACCCGGAGTTTGCCGGTCTTGCGCGGCTCCTTGGTCATGTACTGCGCGACGGCTCGATAGCCGCCGAACTCCTCAATGGTCTGCACATCGACAAAGCCCTTGCCCCACAGCTCGCGGAATAATGCGATGTCGTTGCCCGGCGCGCGTTTGGTCACGAAATGGTGATGGATGCGATGATCTCCGTGCAGGCCCTCCATGACGTACACATAATCAAACGGAAGATCTTCCGCCCGGCGCGCCTGCCGCAGCCTGCGGAAGTAGGCCGGCTGATTCTTCCGAGCCGTCTCGTAGTTCGGTGGAAGGAATTCCTCGTCATAGGTCAGCGTCACGAACCAATCATCCAGTGCAAAGTTCGCGTAAAGCAGAAATTCTAACCGCATGCAGGCGGTCTTGATGTTCACGGCTTCCCGTACAAGGCTCGTCTCAAATTGCCGCGACACCCGCGTCCGCTTTTGCTGCGGAGCCGCGGCCAGCTCAATGGCTCGGAACCGCGCCCCGGCCTGAAGCTCTATCACTCTACTGATGTTATCATCCCTTTCTTTGTGTGCCAGCCCGGAGATCCGGGCTGGCTATATCATCCGGCTGATTCTCCCCGCCACGGCAATGGCATCCCGCGCGGGCAAAAGTCCAAATCATTTATAGTTCATCCGGATTGATACCAAATGCTTTAAGCACTGTGTCGGGAACGCCAGGTCGGTTGCGAAGGGTTTGCAAGTACAGCAGCGGCTTCAATGCGAGGTAGAGACATTCGTAGTTTGTGCAATTGTACACTTTGTGCGCAAAGCGCATAGCTTGATTTGCTTCGTTCCTGGTGGCTCCGCAGGCCATCAGCAATTTACAGCAGCGTTTCCGCGTCATCTTCATAACCCTCCGTTTCTTCCGATTGCAGCGCGTCCAGCACCGCTTTCGAGCGGCGATACAGGCTCCGCGCCTTGAGCCAGACAACAATGCCCAGCACGATCCACTCGATCAGCGCCAGCAGATTCAAAATATCAAGGATCATCTTCAATTTCTCCTTCCTCTCGTTTTTGCCCGTGGCTGCAAAAATCATTTGCGCCTGTGGTGTGAGGCCCATTGTATATGCAAAACCACGACTCATGCGCCAGACTGCCGAATTGAAAACCGAGATCACGCGCATGCTCGCAGTCCTTGCCGCACACCTTCCGCTGCTCGTTGTACTTGTAGAACGGACATTTCCAGTCCTTGTGTCAGTAGTCCATTAGCTCCCCGTGCTCCCGAACCCATCGGTTCCTCTCTCGGTGTCCTCAAGCGAGTAAAACTTTCCGCCACAGCTGCATATCATCTGTCCCACCAGTCCTTTATCAGGTCGTTCCGCTCAAAAAACGGCTGGAAGTACCCGCCGCAGACCTTTTTGAGCACATAATCGATCCTCGCAATCGCTTCGTCGGATTCCGGCCTGCACTGCCATGCGACGCCGTACTCGGATTCCAGCTGCGTCAAGGTCTCCATCAGCTTCTTCGCCTTTTCGGGTGTGCGGATAAAGCCGCACTCATAGGCCGCCACCAGAAGAAGGTCACACGCCTTCTGCGTCCCAGCGTCCACACCGGCATCAAAGTACTGCTTGTTGCTGCTCCTGATCCGCTTTGCCAGCTTTTCCATGCTGTTCCTCCCTTTCGCACTCTTTCACCGCCCAGAACAGTTTGAGATACGCTTCGCGCTCATCGTCCGTATCTAGCGGCATGAGCTTCGGGGCCATAATCCTCCATGCCTCCATGTACGTCATGCCTGTCCCTCCTTGCACGGCTCCATTTCCGGGCACTCGTCCATAAACGCGCACGGCGGAGCCATCAATCCGCGGAACTCTTGGCATTTGTCTACCACAAGCGTCCGCATCCTCTTGACAATCTCCTGTGTTGCCGGGTCTGCCTTGCGGCACAGGCGCTTGCTGGCGACCGTCAACAGTTCTTCCGCGTTCATGTACCAGATCATATCCACCGGCGCGTCCTGCCGCGCTGCGTTCCTGTCATAGTCGCTCTGGCGGTCGTTGCGCTGGCTCTTAACAAAGGGAACGGAATGGACGTGCCGCGCAAGGTGTGTGCTGACGTAATACGGCACGTTGTGCAGATAAAACGCGAAGTTCAGCGTCCGGATCGGACTGTGCTTCGCCCGGAGCATCCTGTGCTTCCATTCCATGTCCGGTGCTTTTCCCGAGTGCTTCCCAATCGTGACCAGCGCGCAGCTCTTGGCAAACATCCAATCTTCTTCCCCCGGCCACTTCAACAGTGTGATTTCAGTTCCCATCTTCTTCTCCAATCCCCAATCTCCGCATCCATCGTTCTGTTTTCTTCCGGATTTGGTCTAAGTCCATTTCCAAGTCCAGCACCAGCGCACAGTGGATAACGTCGGTGTATTCTTCAAGCAAGTCGCGGCGGCGTTCTTCTTCCGTATTCGGTGTCGGGTTCTTCCCATCCAGCGCCCGCCGCAGCTTCAATGCAGCCTGTGCCAGCTCCGCGCATTCCTCGGCCAACTGTGCCAGCACTTCCGCTTCCCCCAACCGGCCTTTGATCTTCTCAAAATTTTCATTCACCTTCGTTCCCTCCATCCATCCGCGCGCCGCAGTTTGGGCAATACTGCCAATACGGGTCTGCGACTTCCTTTGTCCTTGGGATCATTATCTTGCACCGGCTGCACTCGCGGTGCGGCCAGCTCGGCCACCTATCCAGCAGCCACTTTTCATGCACCACCTTCGCAGCGTCGGCAGCATCCATATCCGCAAGCACCCGCTTTGCATCGGCAATCGTGGCGAATGGGTTAGTAACTTCCAGTGCTGTCAGCTTCGCAATTGCAATGCTTCTCAGGATATATTCGTCAGCCATTGCCATTCCCTCCATCCATCAGAGCGCCGCATCCGGGGCAATATTTCGGCAGGCGCTCCGGATCATCCGTCCCGTCGTCGATGCAGTAGTCGCACTCGGAGCAGTGCCACACATCGAAAACCAGCTCGCCATCGGCATAGCCGTCGCCCTCTCCGATCCAGTGTCCATGCCGCACCGGCGCAACGTCAGCGGCGGGCAATCGCTCAATATAATCCGTCTGTACGGCTTCGATCTCTGCCCAGCCGCATTGAAACAGTTCGGCGCCCTTTAGCGCATCGCTGCGCCTGATATATTCGTCAGCCATCGTCATCATCTCCATACTGTTTGTCGTATTCCTCTGGCGAAATAAACGTAACGTCCTCGCCTGTATAGCCGAGCTGATCAAGACACATCATTTCGAGCAATACATTCTTATCAATGCTACGTTCTAGTTCTTCGCGTGGAATCTCTGCCTCGGAATTGAATTTCATTTCTGCCCCGAACTCGCCTCTGACGCTGAAACACACACGATTTTCAAACATTCTTCTTGCCCTCCTCGGTCGGTTTTAGCCATTCACGAATGCGCATCCCGCATGAGCAGCAAAGCTCGATGTCTTCCGCGTTTTCGCGATATGCGCTCCTTACGTTTACATACGTTGCCGAACTTGTAGGGTTTATTTCGGCTCCGCATCGGTCGCAGATTCTTTTTACCATCATTTTCCCTCCATTTCCTGCAAAGCCTTCTTGGCTTCCTCGCGGGTGAGAAATACGGTCTTACCAAAATCGGAAAACCTATAAAACCTTGGGGCCATTGGCGTGTATTGTACTGCAATGCACCATCCGTCAGTGTTCGTTTCGATCCATTTTGCCACCATCGGCAATATGGTCTTTTCCCCGTGGAATCCGTACACAACATCGCCCACCTTGCACGGCGGCACGACCACCCGCCCGTCCTTGTCGGCCTCGGCAAGCTCTACGAGCCTGCTGATTGGCGTATTGTTGAGCGTTTCGAGATCAACCATGTGCTTTGCACATAGCGCAAGCTTAACCGTTTCCACTGCTTCCGGTTCAAGCCCCGTGTCCTCATACTGTTTGAGTCGCTCCCATACCTGTTTCTGGCTGCAATCGGTATCGTATGGGCACTTCACTTCCTTGCACCGCGCAATATCGCAGAAGTTTCCCTCAAATGTCAGTCGTTCCATCCTTAGGCCTCCATTCCATGCAAAGCATTTTCCGCTTCCTCTTTGGAAAGAAACACAGTCTTTCCAATCGCTTCCTCCGAAAATCTCCGTCTCCCCGTGATAAACATCACGCCCTCCCGGTCAATCCGTATGGCATCCACTGTGACCGGGAGCGGCTTTTTGGGGCGCGTGTAAAACATCTGAGATAGCCAAACCGTATCGCCCGGCCGGATGCGCATCATCGGACTGTCCGCGTCCTCATAGCGCGCAAGAAGATCCGCCATCTGAACGATGTCAGGTAATGTTACGTCTGCCAGCTTATGCCCGTTGATCCGCACACAGTCGTTTTTCCAGCTCGTCATGCGCTCCATTATCCATCCTCCTTACGACTTCCGTGTCTATACTGCTCGATCCACTCATGCACATTTCCGAAGCAATTTCCTGTGCATACGATCTTGTGCCATTCCGGGCAGTCATCACAAGTGAAATACGGGCTATAATCACCGCCCGCTTTCTTCTTTTCGATTCTTTCCGCGATTCCAAGATCCGGATACTGGTATGGGCTCAGCGGCGGAATCTCCGCGCTCCTGTCGTTTATCCCCCTGATTCTCGCAAGGACTGCCATTCCTTGCACCATTTTCCGTACATCCTTTTTGTCGATGGCCGCTCTCACCAGCTTGTCAAATAGCTCACGCTCCCGAGCCGATTGTCCATTCATGGTGTGTCCTCCTCATAGCGTCGATGTTATCGCAGGATGCGGCCCATCCGCCCTCCGTTCCAGCCACTCAATTTTCTCCCGCAGGTCGCGAATCTCCTTCTGGTCGCGCTCGATCTGGTCGGCGGCCTCCCGCATCAAGAGCTTGTACCACTCGTTTGTGGTCTGTACCGCACAGCAGCACGTTGTTGTACTCTCGCTGCTTTTCCGCAGCTCCTTGATCCCTTCTTCAGGATTTGCCCTCATGGCCTCCCTGATCAGTTCTTCCGGTTTCAAATTCATCATAGCAAATCCTCCCGAAATTCTTCTAGCACTTCCTGCCCCGGCAATACGCCGTTTTCCATCCACCAGTTGAAGATGTCCAATCCATTATCGCCCCATCGCATCCCGCCGTCCATCTTGCCCCGGCGTCGGCGTTCTTCCAGCATCCGATCAAACGCGCGGATATATGCTTGCTTGTATTTCGGCCAGATTATAAATTCCTCTATTCTAGCACGTTTCGAAGCTAACGGGCATCCGATACATCCAACCCGCGTGTGGCCGCAGCCATAGAGCGGATTCATGCAGATCTTCTCAGTCTCCGCGTAGTCCCACACGTCAGCCGTCGACCATCCGATGATTGGGTTCACCGTCCGCTGGCCCTTGAGCTGGCACGCTTCAAACTGCATCCGGGCCTCGTCGTTGTCATCCATCAGGATCAGGCGCTTGTTTTTATCGCTGTGGGATACCTCGATCAAACCACGATTGTTTTTGCGCTTTTTTGATTCGGCCCACCTTACGCCGGTCGCGATAAAACGGCCTCGGCCTCCGTTCTCCTTCAAGACTTCACAGCAGTACCTCTTGATCCTTGTGGGCGGCACCATTTTCTTCGGGATCAGATTCCACATCGTCAGGCGCTTCCCGTCCGGCTGGACGTGCGCATCGATAACGCACTTTACGCCCTTTTCCTCCATTCGTCGGAATGTGCCCCTCACATGATAGACCGTTTCCGGTGCATCCGCCGTCGTCAGGGAGTGGCGAACTTCAAATGGAATACCACTGTTTTCCGCCAGCCGAAGCAGCACGTCGCTGTCCTTTCCACCCGAGTATTTAACCATAAGCGGCTGCTTGTAGAGCTTCAAGCTCTGCGCCGACGCAAATCGCAGCGCCTCAAACGCGCTGTGTTCCAAATCCATTACAGCAGCCCCGCTTTCCGTAGTCTCTCCACGCTCTTACACCGCTTCTTCGCGTCCGCAGTGTAGGCGTCGCGGCTCCGTTCCACTTCTCTTGCCCGATATTCCGCCTGTTTTGCTTCCTCGTAGGCCAGATACGGCGCACACTTTGTGTGACATCCCACTGTCCGAGACGGACAGTTCCTCTCACACGGTGGCTTCATCCGAAATCACCACTCTCATGTAATTTTCATCGTGGAAAAAGCTATGCCCGTTGATCCGCACACAGTCGCCGTTCCAGCTCGTTATGCGCTTCATTGTCAGCCTTTCCTGCTTCCACGAACGTATCTGGTTGGGCACGGTACAATTTTACAGGAGGCATACTGCTTGGAATGCCATAGGGGCCGATTATGAGCTTGACCCAATCGTTAAACGGCTCGCCAGCCCAAACCTGCTGACCGTTCATTCTGACAAGCTCCTGCAACGTCAATGGCTCATTCATGTCGTGGACTCCTTTCCAGTTTCCGTGCCGCGCAGAGGCGAACCATCGCGCAGCTATACGCTGACTGCGTGCTGTTGTGCCGATACGGGCACAGAAGGTTATAACATTTCGTCCCAGGAGATGGCGGCGGGAGAGTCCGCCGCTTCTTTTTTGCCATCATGCCTCCTTTTCGACCAGCGCCGCCATCTTGGCCAGCGCATCCCGGCTGAACCGGGCCAGCTTCGCGGCCTTCTCCGCGTCGCGAGTCTTGACCTTCTGCATCAGGCCGCAAGCGCGGTTGAAGTTTTCCTGCACCGCCTGAAAGAAGCTCTGAAAGACGGCAATGTCCGCGTCCGATTGGATCGCCCCTGCCTTCTGAAGCTTCTCGGCGTTTGCCTTTGCGGCCTCAAGCTCGGCTTGCAGCGTCTCGACGCGGTGCGTCAGTTCGTCTGCGCGGCCCGTGCTATTCTTCATGTCGGCCATGGCCTTTGCAGCCTCGGCCTGAAGCTCCGACTGCTTCTTCTCGGCCTCCCTGCGGCGCTTTTCCAGCGCAGCGACGTCGGCCTTGTGCTTTTTCTCCGCCTCGGCCAGCGCATCCGCAACAGCCTTTTCGATCTCCGCCGGGTCTGCCGCCTGCACGGCGACCTCGACCGGCCGGTTTTCCAGTTCCGTGATCTTCGCGGCCTGTGCGTCGGTGCGCTCCCGAAGTGCTGCCGTCTTTTCCTTCTCCGCATCGAGGGCGGAGGTGATGTCGGCCAGCTTCAGCGCCGCGCCCTCGCTGGCTGCGCGCTCGGCCTCCAGCTGCTTCCGCGCCTCGTCGCGCTCCCGAATGGCCTGTTCCAGCTCGCGGGCGGAAAGATTCTCCGCATCGACCGCCTCGGCGAACTCTTCGCGCTCTTCGGCGGGCACCGCGAGCAGCTGTAAAGCGTTCGACACGCTCAAATTTCCCAACGTTGGGAAATTTGAATTGTTTCCATATTCCTTGGCAATCTGCATAAATCTCGCAGCAGAAGATTTTGAAAACTCCGTTTCGTTTTTCAGAAAATCCAGCCAGCCGCCGTGCCCAACCATAGCCTTTGCCTCGGCAAGGCGCTTGCCGATCTCCACTCCGAACCAGACCGTCATGCACTTGGCCTGATGGGACAGATAGCGGATCTCGCTGCCGATGGTCTCTGCCGTCCGCGGCCCTGTTTCCGGCAGCGTCATATCTTTCGGTGCAGGTGCGGCGTCCTGCAAAATACGACTCACATCAAACGGCACGGTCAACGCCTCCTCTCAGCATATCGTCCATTGTGACGGGCGGATCCAAATACTCCTGCACAAAGCTTCGGTAATCATAGCCGGCGGCGCTGCGCGGGGAATAGATGGCGATGGGCTTGCGCTCGAAGGTCATCTCGTCGACCTTGTCGGTGCGGCGAATGACCGTCTGAAATACCGGCAGCAGGCCGCAGTCGCGGAGACTGCCCTCCGCCTCCAGCACGACGGGCACGTTGCGCCACATCGTGATGAGCGCCCCGGCAACGCGGATCTTGGGATTGATGCGCTGCATGTTGTCGATCTGGCGGCTGACATTGGCCAGCCCTCGGATGGAAAAGGCGTCGAGCTTGATCGGGATGATGACCTCATCCGCAGCCAGGAGCGCCGCGGCGCTCGCTGCATTAAAGGCCGGCGGGCAGTCGAACAGGACGTAGTCGTACTCGTCATCCTCACCGATCGTGCAGCACAGATCCGCAAGGACGCGGCCGTTGACGCGCTGGCTCGTGATTTGGGACATATCCATGTCCATCAGCTCATCGGAGCCGGGGATCACGTCGACGCCGGGATAATCCGTTCCGGCGACCAGTTCCGAGACGTACGGTTCGAAGTCGCCGCGCAGGATGTCGGCCAGCGTGACCGTTCCCATTCCGGGCCGCACACCGAAGAACTCCGTCGCGTTGCACTGGCTGTCGCAGTCAACCAGGAGCACGCGCTGTTTGTGATCGGCGGCCAGGATGTGGGCCATGTTGACGGCAGTGACGGTCTTTCCGACACCGCCTTTCAAATTTAGAATTGCGATTGCTTTCATGTGTTTTCTTCCTTTCGTTCAAATGGGAAATCATCCGGGAGCGGTTCGCTTTTTGGGAGTTCCCGGAATTCCTGCATTTTTGTCTGCTGCTGAACCTCTTCGCGGCGCTGCTTGCGCTCGTTCGGCTTATCGCTGAACGTCTGCATTTCGCCGTCGAAATGGAGCTTGAATGAACCGCCGGCTGCGCCGGTCTTGATCTTGCCGAAGGTGATGATGCGGTCGGCGTCCTTTGCCTTTTGATCCTCGCGGAACATCAGGAGGACGGCGTCCGCGTCCTGCTCAATCTGGCCGGTGCTGCGGAGGCTGGACATTGTCGGCGGGGGGATCATGCCGTCCTTGTTGCGTTGCGGCCTCGTCATCTGGCTGAGAGCCACGATCGTCACCCCGCACTGGAGGCCGAAGAGCTTGAGCGCGCGGCTGTTCGCGCTGACTCGTTGGAAATCCTCCTGTTCCCATCGGCTTTTTCCGCTGGCCGGAATGAGCTGGACATAGTCGATGTAGATCACGTCGTAGTGGTGCGCCATCGTGTAGAGGCGGATGTCCGTGACCGTCATGCCGGCAGCCTCGATGATGTCGAGATTACGGCCCGTGAAATCTGTGGAAATGTATGCCAGTTCGTCCCACTCGTTTTCGCCGAGTTTGTTGAGTTGGATGGTTGGCAGGCCGATCTGCGCGGCAGCGCAGACCATCGCGTCTGCCAGCTTCCCGCAGTTTGTTTCATAGCTGAAGAACCCGACCTTTTTGGTTTTTGCTTGCTCTCGGGCCGTGTGCAGAGCCAGCGTGGTCTTGCCGTCCGAGGGATAGCCGCCGATGTAGATGAGGTCTCCCGGCTCCGTCCGGAGGTATTTGTTGAGCTTGGCAAACTTCCACGGCAGGAAGTCCGGCTTGACGGATGGATCGTGCCGCCGGTAGAAATCTTCCAGCGCCTGCGCCATATTCATGGCTCGGATGCCAGGCTTGTCGACCATGATGCGGTTGACCTGATCCAGCGCCGTGCGGATCTCGTCTTCGTCCTCCGCGTCGAGCATTGCGCCGGCTGCGTCCTTGAGCAGCTGCAAGCGGGCCTCGCTCCGCAGGATACGGCAATACTCGCGGACATTGGCGGCGGTCGGCGTGACCGTGATGATCTGGCCGATCAGGTCGGCGTAGGCTTTTCCGGCCCGGTCGAGCACCGTCACGGCATCGATCGGGCGTCCCTCGCCGGCCAGCACACGGATCGCATTGAAGATCGTCCGATACTGGCCGACCGTGAAATAGTCCTCCTTGATCGTCTCCATCACGACGGGGACGCAGCGCGAATCGATGATCATCGAGCCGAGGACGGAAGTCTGTGCGCTGATCAGCGCGTCTTGCTTGCTGGCCATCACACGAACTCCACGCCGCTGAGATCCACGCGCCCGGCATTATCAGCCGGGACAGCCTTCCGGTTCTGCGGCAGCTCGTCGTCCTTCAGCGGGAACAAACTCAGCCATTGCCGCTCGGTCGCCTTATCCAGCAGGGCGACCATGTAGTCCGGGTCTCCGGCAGACAGCTTGACGAGCTTGTTCCAAAGCATGGCAGCAGCCTGCATGGACTTGACCGGCTTTTTGATCTCAACGCGCATCTGCAAAAACCGCTGCATGGCATTCACCAGCGGCTGACCGTTCAGCTCGCATTTATACAGGAGCGCGGACGCAACGGCGTCAGCCGATTGCGGCTTTTCTTTTTCCTTTTTCTTTTTATTCTCTTTTTTATATCCATCCTTATATATAGACGGGGAAGTTTGTCCCTCTACCCGGGGAAGTTTATCCCCGTACGTACCGGGACATTCGTCCCCGTACCCATCCTGCGAGGGCGTGATGGACGGCTCTGCCAGCACTGGCGAGATGTAGCGGATCTTGCCGCCGACCTTGCGGTTCGGCTCGATGCGGACGCGGATGTGTCCGGCCTCGGCCAGCGCCGACACCCATCGTTTGACCACGTCCTCGGAGCAGTGCATCGCCTCGGCAAGCTGCGCATTGCTCGGCCAGCAATAACCCTCACGCCGCATCAGCGACGACAGCACCCCATAGAGGATCTTCGCATTGGCCGGGATGGACATATCATCCAGCACCGTGGCCGGGATGACTGACCAAAAGGCGCGAAAATCTTCGCTCAAAATCGATTCACCCCCTTGCAAAACAAACATTCTGATGATATACTGAAGATGCTTTCAAGTGTCTCGTTCACGGGATACGCAGTCGCTCGGTTGTTCGCAGCAGCCGGGCGGCTCTTTTTTTCTGCCCTTTTCATTCTGAATCCTCCGCATAGCGCAGCGTGTAGGCCGCCGCGATGATGTCGTTCAGCTCGTTCACGATCTGGTCATAGGCCGGCCGCTCGGCGGTGTCGATCACGCCGTCCTCGGCGATGCGCAGCAGCTCCTTGTCGCGGTTTCGGTCGGCAAAGCCGATGATGCGGTTGACCAGCTGGATCACGGCCAGCGGAAGCGGCTGACGCTTCATGTCCGGCAGCACATTCAGGCTGTCCGAGGTCTGCAAAAGGTGCTTGTACGCAAACCAGGTATCGCCGCAGGCATTGACCATCAGGCAGACATGATAGTTGTCCGGGATACGGTGATTGCCTTCCCAGGCCTTGACCGTCTCGACCGACACGCGCAGCACTTCTGCCCACTGCTCCTGCGTCTTATGTGCCTTTTTCCGACACCCCGCGCAGATATTGATGTATGCTTCCTGCATGGATTTCTCACTCCTTTGGTGGGATAATATCAGTGGTGGAGATCATGTGCCCTCCAAAAACCGAATAAATGACGCACGGTTGATCTTGACTCGGTTGTTGACGCACAGCGTTTCAAATCCGAGCCGCTCCGGATGCTCACGAGCCATCAGCCTGATCCAGTGTGGATTGACGCCGATATACGGTGCGGCTTCGCAAGGTGTGATAAAGAACTTCTGGCAGCTCCGCAGTTCATCCATCGTAGACATTCCTTTCGCTCCTTTCTCAAAATGCGCCGAGCTTTTTCAGCTCAATGATCCACCCCATCAGCGCAAGCGCTGTCAGGGTCAGCTTGATCCACATACCGATACGGTATCGGCGTTCCTCGTTCTCTCGAGCGTTCATACGCGTGACCTCCGATCATAGTAGCCAGCCAGATACTGATCAATAAAATCTTCCGCGGGTTCTGCGGAGAGTTCTATTGCAGTTTCGGCAACCGAGCCCAATGCGCGGATTTTTTCCTCGGCCTCAGAGAGCCGCCGCTCTAGGCTCATGACCTTGCGCCGCAATCTTGGGTCCGTCATCCGCCCGCCTTCTTTCCGCCGTTGTAAAGATCGTCGATGGTGCAGTTCAGCGCCTCGGCCAGCGCCGGGAGCTGTGAGGCGCGCGGATACACGCCGCCGGTCTCCCAATTCGCAATGGCCGCCTGTGTGACGCCCATGATCTCTGCGAGCTGCTTTTGCGACAGGCCCGCTTCGACACGCTTGGATTTGATACCGTTAATGTTAATCACCTTCTGTCTTGATTGGATATAAGGTTTCTTGATATTCTGGATTATATATCAAGTAACTTGATATGTCAATAGCGAAAATCAAATTTTATAAATTTTCTTTATTTTTTGTGGGAAAAATAAAAAAGGCTGATATAATATAAACGAGGTGAGGGCCATGAATCGTCTGAAGCAAGTCCGTTTGAGCAAGGGGCTGAATCAAAAAGAACTGGCGGAGGCGCTGAATTTATCACAGGCAGCAATCTCCGGATACGAGACAGGGAAGTACGATCCAGGAATGAAAATCTGGAAAATGATTGCCGACTTTTTTGGCGTATCCGTCGATTACTTGATTGATGACAGCGACGACAAAAAAGAAAACCTCACCGGAGTACCCGATGAGGTCTACAAAGTAGCAAAAGAATTTATGGAGCTTCCGCCGGATGCTCAGGCTGAGGCTCGCTCTTATCTCGCGTTTTTAAGGCAGCGATATACCCGGCAAAACGACTAAGTCCTTCCGGTGTGAGCGACATCAATTCCTGGAGCAGGTCGGTCATTCCTAAGCACTTCCTTTCTTTCTCAATCCCTCATAATTTGATGGTCGTATAAAAATTATATCGCAAGGTTTTGAACTTTGCACACAATAGTTTTCAACTGGAGGAGAAACGGATGAGCGCAAAAGATAATGGCAATGGGAAAAACGTGTATCTGTATGTAATACTAATCATTTTGGGCCTTTTCATGCTTGTGTGGCATGTGTATCTGCTCGGTATCGTCCTTCCGCTGATTGGCGTTGTGCGGACTGCAAAATACTGCAAAGCCGTGTCGGCTCGAAAACTGTATCAAATACCGTTGTTTTTGGTTGTGGCAGTGCTTGCCGCAGTTCCAATCGGTGGCAGTATAATTGGGACAATACGATTAAACGCAAAAACGAATGAGCCAGATACAGCGATGACTACGCCGACCATACAGGGCGAATATCAGCAGCAGTCACAGAACGTGCAAAATGATATGCAGATTCCAGTAGATATACCAAAGCCGCGAATCCTTGAAGGTTATGGAGACGATGTGCTATCCATCGTTACCCCTGATTATCCGTTTGCATTTTACATTACAGGGAATAGTGATGCGAAACACTTTTCAGTGACTACATACAATTCAGCGGGGGAATATGGAGAGTTGCTGGTCAACACCACAGAAGCGTATAGCGGGTTTACAATAGACCCGAGCTACGATGTAGCGTCGATAGAGGTAAAAGCCAGCGGAGCATGGAAAATCGAACTGCGATCTATTTACGATACAGGCAGCATCAGTGCAGACACCAGCTATTCCGGTTATGGAGACGCTGTTCTCTTGATCAAAAGTTACGGGACAACAGCACATATCTCCGGCAATGCTGGAGAGCATCACTTCGCGGTGTGGACGTATGGCGTTGGTGGCGATTTGCTGGTTAATACAACCGAGGTTTACAACGGAACTGTCTTGATTTCTGGGACACCAACACTTTTGGTAGTTAAGGCTGTTGGCGAATGGAGCATACAGTTGTGATGGGATCACCCCGTCGTCGATCATCCCATCGACGGCGGGGCTTTTTGGCCGCTGCAAGCGTGTGGGAGCTGCTTGCAAGTACAGATTACACCCCGGGAAGGTGATTTGTCGAGAACCGTAATTTCCTTTTTTGTTCCCATAAAAGTGCTTTTTTTGAAAGGAAGTCGTTTTTTGAAACAAGATTTGTCTGAAATTTGTCGAAACAAGAAGGAAAGCCGCTATCCGAACATGACCTATCAAGATTTGGCTAACGCCTCCGGAAAGTCTCTGAAGAACATTGGTCAATTCATGCGCGGTGAAATATTAAATCCAGGAATCGACACCGTAGGCCCTGTCTGTCGCCTCCTGCATATCTCGCTCGACCGCTTTTTTGACATCCATCCGGATGATGTTCCACCGGAATCTGATATCCCGCAGGAGCTTCACGACGCACAGAAGGAAATTGAGCACCTACGTCAAACAGTCGCGTTCTGCCAGCAATCCATGAAGTTAAAGCGAAAGATCATCGCCGCGCTGCTCGGCATTGTATTTCTGGCCGGGATACTCCTGCTCGTCGATCTGCTCAGTCCAAAGATCGGCTGGGTGCGCGACCATCTGATGGCTGCAAGCCGTCTCCGCTATTGGGGGTGACGCTATGATCTGCCGCAAATGCAAACAAGACGTTCCGGACGGCCCATTCTGCGCCCAGTGTGGCGCGAAGCAGGAGAGACCAGAACGAAGGCCAAAAGCACGTGGGAATGGCACCGGCAGTGTCTACAAGCTGCCGAATGGCACATGGCGCGCCGTTGCCACGCTCGGTTATATTCCCGGCCAGGACGGGAAGCCTATGCGCCGGACGAGAACAAAGAGCGGCTTCAAAACAAAGCGCGAAGCGCAGGAGTATATCCCGCAGCTCCGCGTCCAGCTGTCTGCCTTGTCAGCAAACATCACATTCCGGCAGATCTATGAAAAATGGGAGGCCGAGCACGAAAAGGACGTAAAGGCCAGCACAATGAATTGCTACAAGGCCGCCTACAAATACTATGAACCGATCTGGTTTGCGAAGATGGCCGATTTAAAGACGGCAGCATTGCAGGCCTGCCTGGATGCCTGTCCGAAGGGGCGCCGGACGCAGGAGAACATGAAGGCACTGGGGACGATGCTGTTTCGCTTTGCAATGCGCGACGACGTCGTCAGCAAGAATTATGCGGAGCTGCTCCGTGTGGGCGGCGAGACGCAGGCTGGCCGCGAACCGTTTACCGATGAAGAGCTCAAAAAAATGAAAAAAGCCGTCGGCACGGTGCCAAGGATTGAGCTTGTGCTCATCCTGTGCTACACCGGCTTCCGGCTTGAGGAGCTGCTCCAGCTCCAGGACACAGATCTCCATTATGATGAGATCAACCAGAGCTATTATTTTGTCGGCGGCGAAAAGACCGAGGCCGGCATGCACCGCATTGTGGCCATCAGCCCTAAAATCATTGACTATGTGCTGCAATGGGAAAAGCCAGGATTCATCTTTTCCGAGGACGGGAAGAAGGTGCAGCAGAAAAAATTCCGAGAGAAATGGTATTATCCGGCGCTGGAGCAGGCAGGAGTGCGCCGACTGGTGCCGCACTCCTGCCGTCATACATTCGCGACCCTGATGAAAAAAATTGACGCGCCGGATGCTGACAAAATGGCCATGATCGGGCACACATCGATGGAAATGACCACACATTACACCCATACCGACCTGAAATCTGCCGTAAATATCGCTACACAGCTCTAATTTGCCCTCTTGATATTGTATGCAACAGCGTATGCAATAGACCAAAACAGACCAGTTTAGTCCGATTCATACCCGTACAATTTCATAAAGAAGCAGAAGAAAAGTACCGCAAAACATACGTTTTGCGGTACTTTTTTGGTCCGAGTGACTAGATTCGAACTAGCGGCCTCTTGAACCCCATTCATTCAGGACACGTTGATTTTACAATAGAAATCTTTCTGCATCTGCAATAGATATGTAATAGGGGTTAGCTGTTACGGAGCACAATCCCATGATAATACCCGGCCATTTTTTCCTCTGGGCCTCCGGCGTCCTTGTCCATGAGAAACGCTTTTGCCAGATCTGCATAGAACTCCGGCCGGTCAAGGCCATACTTGGCAGCTACGCCGTAATAATCTGAGTACATCATGTTCATCGCCGCCCACCAGACGCAAGGCTTCACGCTGACACCTGTGATATTGGCTACCGCGTCCGTCTGCTCCATTGTCCAGTGTGCGCCGGTCGTGCCGTCCTCGTTCTCCATGTGCGATACCCACTTTTCAGCATCCTCTCGGGTGAATTCTGTGTCCTCTCCATCCTCGTGGCTCCCCATCTTGCGCAGCGCACAGATGGCATCCGCGTACACCGTGATTTCTTCCGCGCGGCCAAGCGTCACCTGGCACCCCATGATCTCATGCAGCTGCCGTTTCAGTTCTTCGATATAATGTTTCATCTCATGCCTCCTGAATGTATTTGTAAAGCTTATCGAGATCGCCCACGTCAAAGCGCAGCTCGCCAATGATCGGCACCGTGATTGGCAGCTTCTTGCCGTCCACGCGCGTCCTCGCGGCGTTGTAGAGCCGGTCAAGGTCGATGTTTCCATCCTCATCCATAATGCCCATCATTTGCACTGCCGGATGGTCTTTTAGCGCAAGGATACGGCTTTTCCCGCCGTCCATGATGAGCGCCAGCGCAATCCCGGCGCCAATGCCCTTGCCGGTCGGCAGATGTGGAATGATCTCATTGTCTGCGAATTTTGCCGCACCTCGCATAGCCTGATCGATCGTTACCATAAGGATACCTCCGTGTTAAGATTGGGGCGGCTATTGCCGCCCCTTTTTGCTTAAGTCGTCGTGGTGGTCGTGGTCGGAGCCGTCCAGCTGTTATAACGCTGCATCGGTTCCGGGCAGACGTTGTTGATGGGGATCACCGTCTTGGTCAGGCCCGACAGCGTAGCCAGCTCGTTCTGCATACAGGACAAATTCGCCACGGTCTGCGCGTTGACGACACGCTGCTGGCACAGCTGCTCTTCGATGCTGCGAAGTCGCCCATCCGTGTACTTGTACATTTCGAGCATCTTCTGATCCGTGTACGTGTTCGCATCGCGGAGCTTTACTTCCGTTTCCAGCTCTGCGATCCGTGCCGCCTGAGACGCCTCATAGCGGCTTACGAGATGGTTGTCGCTGTTGCTTGCGGCCATCGCCGCTGCAGCCGGATTCGCGCCCCAGCCGCCGAACAGGTTGCTCAGCCCGCCGCCAAACACGCCGAGACCCGTGCCGATCGCGCCGAGCGTCACGCCGAGATTCCCCTTGCCGTTGCTTGCGTATTCCATAGAGTTTCCCTCCAAAAAAATGTAGTGAACCGGCCAGTTCCTACGTTCAGTATGAGGGATTTCAAATTTCTAAGGGACGCACGAAGGTAGCATGAGTGACGCATTTCTGACGCAAATAGAAAAAGCCCATGCAGCGGTGAACTGCAAGGGCTATGTAAACACTATTAGTCTTTTTGCGGTGGAAGTCTTGTAATAAACAATTTGTTAGAATCGTCATCAAAATTGTTCTGGCACTTTCCGCTTATCGCGTCATGATATATCCTATTTGCGATTATATCCGCAGCCCTTACCAAGATTACGCTTGCGGAATTACAAAACTCTAACGAAACTGTTTGCACTTCCGGGAAAAGAGGTGGAAAAAATCTTGAATAATCTCGTGCGAACATCCCCCTCTTGAATTCCTCTTCGAGTGATTCTCTTAGTTCATAAAATCCGTTTGTAGATGTCGAATGTTCATCGGCAAAGAAATACATATTTTCCACAGTTCCTTGCTCGATTCGATTTCTTCTAATCAGTTCTTCAAGCAGTCGCTTCACGCCGATCTTGAATACATAATCAAGATAGCGTTGCTTCGACTTCTTGTCTTTCATAATTTCGTCCTGAACAGTCTGCTGATCGACTACCACACCGAACTTATAAAACTTGTTCAGAGATCGGTACAATTTCCGTTTTTCGTTGGCCTCAACCGTGGACGCCTTTATTTCCATGTCCCAATACCCGCCATGTTTTCTGACACGGCGTTCTGCTGCATGGTATTTTCTCGATGCGATGTCCTTTTCATCTTTCGACAAAAACACCAGTCCACCAAACGCGAATATTTCATTGTGTGCTTTATCTAAGACACCTGATTCATCCGAGTAGACGAATATATTCATAATTCGACACCTCATGCAAAAAAAGCCGCCCGAAGGCGGCTTCCCCGTGGCCGACGATATTACATATCGCTTAAACGTCAATTCGGTTACACGGGTATACAGTGCATCTCTGCCTGCACCATCAATATATACTTCATATTACGAAATGTCAATATGTTCAGAAAAATTTAATAAAATATTCTTGTTTTCTTAACACGACATGAGGAAACGCCCCGACAGGATCACTCCTGCCGGGGCGTTTGTTTTGCTCAATATCTAGTGTGCATCATTCAGTTTTTATCATTTGCAGCTTTTCTGCCGTGTGCCGCGCTCGTGCGTAGATCTGCGGCAGTCTGCGGGTGATCGTGCTCCGCGCCATGTCCAGCTCCACCGCGACGTCAATCTGCGGTGTCTTGTCCATGACATAGCGCCGGACGATCTCCGCGTCCTGCTCACTGTAACCTGCCTGTGCTATGATCTGCTCCCACTCGCCTTGCAGCAGGCCGGTCAAGTCGTCCGGAATCCGCACCCTCGCGCTGATCGTCACCACCTCCAATCCGGGTGGCGCGGCACACAGGGGCGTTACTGCTTATGATTCAGGATCGGAATGTTCCCTTTATTACTAACTTCGAGATCCAGCGCCTTTGCAATGTCTCGAATTTTAATATAATTCGTACCGTCCTTTAATATCCGTTCGACCTCGATCTCTTTTCCGTTAATGATCATCTTGCATTTACTCACCATTTCGATTCTCTCCTTTACCATGTTCCTGAATCTGACAATGCCCTGCGGATCGTCCACCCAATACTTCGGGCAGAGCTTGCCCGTCACATCATAGTGCCGGATGATATGATCGACCGGGATGTTATACTTCTCGCAGAGCCTTGCGGCGAGGTCTGCGGCATTGGCGATAGTCTTTGCCGTTGCCATGACCTTCCCGTCGCGCTTCGCGTCGCACATCTCAATGCCAATAGAGTTGTAGTTCCGGCAGAATGGGTGTGTGTAGTGATACGCGCCGCAGTGGAAGGCTACATAGTCCTCCGGCACGGAGATCGTGATGGAATCATCGTCCACGAAAAAGTGGGCGCTTGCCACAGGATTGAGCGGCTTCTGGAAGTACCTGCCGTTCGAAGTGTCGGAATCCCCGTCGTTGGCCGTGTAGTGCATGACCAGCCACTCAATGGCCCCGCCGCGTTTCGTGCCGTAGTTGGCCCGATGCGCCAGCATCGTTTTAATTGGTACCATCACTATCACCCTTCGCATCCATCGCGTCCTGTGCCTTCTGCGACTGCGTGCCGAAATAGAACGTGATGACCATCAGGAAGATCGTCAAGAAGTCTTTTCCTGTGATATCACCCCGCAGCGCCAGCACCGTGAACACCACCGTCAGTAGCAGCGTCACCAGCGACTTCACGCTCAGCAGATTCGAAAGCCGTTTCATAATTTTGTCCATGTTATGTACTCCCTTCATTATGCTTTTTCCGTCCCTTTGTTCCAAACTTTCATGGCGCCGGATTTTGTGTATTTTGCCTCATGGTTTTTCGCGGCAATGTAGCCACAATGTGCGCATTGGTACACCAAGAGATTTTTATCGTCTCCGACTTGTTTCAGCACTGGGAAATACCCACATAACGGGCAGACGTTCAGTTCTCTCATATCGTTTTGTTCCTTTCAGTCCTTCAACACAATTTCCATGATCTGAGCCACGGAGTCCGGGCCGTATTTCTCGGCCCATTCGTCCATGAATTTCTGCGCGTACTTCGCGCGGTTTTCATTTTTCGTTTTCCACTGGTAGACGCCGAGCGCCGTCGCCAGCAAGCCGATCCACGCAATCGTGACCTCCACCACCGGAAGGCCGCAGGCGCACAGCACGATCAGCACGACCGCAACCGTGATAATGAGCGCCAGCGCCGTCTTTGTGTAATTAACTTTCATGCCGTCCGGCCTCGCACTGCTCTTCGAGCTTATGGAGCGCCTTTTTGACATCCCCATTGCCGCCGCGATTGACATACTTCTTCCCAGCAATCAAGCGTTCTGACATCGGCATTTCCTCGGACATGATCGTGAGGCGCAGGATGCTTAAATACTGCTCATCCTGCAATCTTGTGATCTTGTCGATCTTCTCGTCGATTGCCTTCAGGTGGGCGCTCTGCGCGTCGCCCTTGCCTTTCTTCTTCTGGATCGCGCTGACGATTGCCTGGACGATGGTCGTCAGCGCAGACGAGCCGAGGATCGCTACAATGATCGTGGTCGCATCCATTTCTCTTTCTCCTTTATACTTCGGTAAAATACAGCCCCACCAGCTCATGGGGCAAAAACTGCAGCGTCACCTTGCCGCCCGGCTGCTCGCCCGTCCTCTCGCAGAGGTAGCGCTTGCCGTCCTCCGGGTCGGTGTAATACAGGCCGTAGGTGTACTCCATGCCCTTCGCGGCGGGGATGGGGTCGTCCTGTGTGCCCGCGTGGGTCTCGTCGATGACGGTAAACAGCGCCGGGACTTTGTCCGGCTCCCAGCCCTCCTGTGTCGTGTGGGCCTGTGTCACGCGATAGAGCCTGTCTGCATAGACCAGCCGGTCGTTGACCTCCACGGACATTCCTGCCGCCCAGCGGTCATACAGCTCCTTTGCCTTCACGGCGTCCGCATCCGTCAGGCTGGCCGAAGCCTTGACGATATAGGGGCGCAATGCTCTGGCCCTTTCTGTATAGGTCATCATTCCGCCTCCCCAAACATGATTCCTAGTGCCGTCTCAGCGTCTTGCAAACGTTCTTCTGTAGTCATCTCCGGCGTTTCAATCGGCGTTTCCGTCTCCGTGTAGGTATATGGTGCGCCCTCAACATCGATAGCCTCTGCGTAGTCCACGCCAGTCTCGTTCTGCCGAATCATCATTCCCGCATCAGAATATGTACGGTATAGTTTTACCCCGTCCTTACGCTGTGTATAAAATTCTCTTTGAATCATCTTTACACCCCCACGATATAATTTGCATAAGTTGACCAGTTCGTTGCAGCCTTCCATTCGTCGACAAGTGCCGCTGGGACGCGGATTTGACAGTCGGCAGCAATATTGGTAAACGCATTAGTGTCTGCAAGTGTGGGGACTGATGTGTAATCTGTGAAATCATAAAAAGCTACACTATAACAGTAATTGAATACATAGGTTCCAATACTTGTTACACCATTAGGAATTGTGATTGATGCAAGAGAATAACAACTATCGAAAGCATGGTTTCCAATACTTGTTACACCATCAGGAATTGTGATTGATGCAAGAGAATAACAGTTGTAAAATGTCTGCGCACTAATACTTGTCACGCTATTCGGTATTGTGATTGATGCAAGAGAATAACAACTCTCGAATGCGGCGAATCCAATACTTGTTACACTATCAGGAATTGTGATTGATGCAAGAGAATAACAGTAATTGAATGTACCTTCTACAATACTTGTTACACCATTAGGAATTGTGATTGATGCAATAGAATAACTGTAACGGAAAGCATAGGTTCCAATACTTGTTACACTATCAGGAATTGTGATTGATGCAAGAGAATAACAGTAATTGAAAGTATGGTTTCCAATACTTGTTACACCATTAGGAATTGTGATTGATGCAAGAGAATAACAAGTGGTGAAAGCATAGTCTCCAATACTTGTTACACCACTTCCAATCTCAATTTTCTGAACACTGTTTCTATAAACATAATTACGATTGTCTGAAACATTAGATGAATACAGAAGAATTGCGCCACCCACAGAGAAAAAAAAGCCACCGTAAAATCCCATCGTCCCATCAACTGTCAACTTGATCACATACTCGCCCGCTGCGGCATAGGCATGATTCGGCGTCCACTGCACCGTGGATGTACTTGTGCCAGTCAGTGTATCTGGTGTGGTTCCATCTCCCCAGTCCACCGTGACAGTGCCATTTGGACAAACGCCAAGCATTGGGGATGTACGCCCTTCTTCCAGACGAATGTAAATTCTGGTCTTTCCGTCATCCGTGATGTACATAGCGCCGACATTCATTTTGCGATTTGTGGTCTTGAGGTCAGCAAGTGACCAGTTCCAGCCCTGACAGATAAGCCCCTCATGAGATGGGTAATCTGGTAGTGCGGTCTTTGTTGCCAGTTCTTCCAACGTCCAAGATGTGACGATCGTGCCATCATAATCGTAGAATGTGATGTCGCCGGGTGCACCGGGTGTAGTGCCGCCGCCAGTCTGAATGGCCTGAATGGCTGTCACAAATCCGTCCGGGTAGACCAGTGGGTCAGATGTTCCGCCCTTTTCCCGGATAGCTGATGCAACCTTTGTCAGGTCGGTTGTATTTGTCAAAAGCTCTGCCATCAGAAGCTACCTCCATTCGCGTTTGCAATTTCCGCAACATTGACTTTAACATATTCTTTCATGTTGCGCTCCTTTGCATATCAATTCATTTAGGGTCATTTGTCAAATAAAACCCAGTTAAAATATAAGCGCCAGTAGATATACTAGATGAATTTCTTCTTACGGTATTACCGTTGCCATCAATATAAAAAGCATTTGAATTGTTTATCCATACTCTACTAACAGCTCTATATGGCAATGTGGCAAATGTAAAGCCATAGGTTGATTCGATGGCAGTATTGCAAACAAATTGCAATGTAAATACACAAACTGCACCCCATCGCCAAAAATCCTTAATTTGCCATGTTACGTTGTCGCCCCATGTAGTTGTGATTGAGCTGGACTTGTTTAAGACGTCGAATTCTGTATCAGAGATCGCCCCGACGTCCTTGGCGGTAAGTTCCACAGCCCCGGTCTTCCCATTAACACTGGACACTGCTCCTGCAATGACCTTAAGAAATTTCCCGCCGACTTTTATGGGTTTTCCGTCTGCTGATAAAAATGCCATACGTTACCCTCCCGTAATGTCCTGATTATTTCTGTGACCTTTCAAATCAGTATCAGATATCAAATATTCGGGCATCAAAAGCTCTCACCATTCGCATCTAATACGGTTGCTGCCGACCACACACCGTCAACAACTCGCAGAAATTTTCCTTCATCTGTGGATGAAACCTGTGGAAGCTCTGCAATCTCGACTAAATCTGCTTCTACTGATTCCGGCTCCGGATGCACATGGTCGCCACGAGCATACGCGCTTTCCGATCCCGCCGATGCCGTCCCCGGCGCTTTCGGGGTGGTGTTGGAAGCCGGAGCCACGGCCACGGCTCCAGCAATCTGATCCCCGGCGGCATTGTGCGCCGTTGCACCTTCCAACAGGGTTTCCGGGGTAACGCTGTCTCCCGTCAGGTCGACCAGCGTATTCCCCGCGAAATCGACTTTGCTGACGCCCATATCAAACCTCCGCGGCCTTGCCGATGGTGACGGTCTTACCGCCAGCGGAATTGTCCGCCTCGTTATAATAGATGGCGTTGACGACCACCTGAGACAGATAATCATAGCCCTCATCCGGGATGATAGTCTGCGACGTGGTCAGCGGATCGACCGTCTTGGTCTGGACGTTGATGGCCTCGCCGCCGTATGTGCCCTCGACTCCGAGGATGGTCACGCCCTTTTTGATGTTGGCCGCAATGATCTTCGCTGCCTCGTCGGGGTCGATGACGCACTTGCCGGAGCCGTCGTGATAGCCAAGCGGGACGATGTACTCGCCATTGACCGTGCTGATCTTCGCGGCGACTGCGCCGTTGTTCGGCATCTCGCCGGTGATCATCGTGCCGCGCGCGCCTGCTGTCTTGCCGATGAGGATTTCCGACGCTTTGACCGTTGCGCCCGAGGTGTCGAGATCAAACGTGCAGGAGCCTGTGTGGATCTCGCCGTCAGGGCCGTGGAACTTGTAACCGAGAAGGACTTTTCCGTCCGCGATGGTGTCGGCAGTCAGGTCGATCAGGACAGTGCCGCCGTAGATGATCTTGCTTTTACCCATTTTTATACCTCCGATGCAATATAAACTGTGTCCCCAGTGGGATTGGATGTTTCGTAATACGGGATCTTGGTGACGGTCACGTCCTTGTTGAGCGTCTTTCCGGCGGTCTCAAGGACAGTCGGCGCGTTGGCCTTTGGGATGACCGTGTATTCGCCCTCATAAGGCTCTCCACCGCCCGTGTGGACAATTTTGACGTTATCGATTGCAAATACAATGCTCGGTTTCCCGCCGATGTCAAACCGGATCGCCATCACAGCACCACCTTACTGATGGAATCGCTCACGCGGATGCCCTCAATGCTGGTGCCGATGACCACCGGCGCGGAGCCGGTAAACTTGACGCGGATCTGGACGGCCTGAGAAGCGGATTTGAACTGGAAAGTTTCCTCCTGCGTCAGGGGGAACAGGAAGTTTCCGTCTGTGTCCGTCGTGACCTCGCCGGGATACACCTTGCGCAGCTTCCCAACGATGAACTCGATCATCTCAATCTTGGATAGGTCGAGCGGCGCGCCGTCCTGCGTCCCAGTAAATACAATGGCGTACTGGTCGCCTTGCATGATTTTCAGGCTCATAGCTACCTCCTTACTTTGGCTTGCCGACCTTGCACAGCACCACATAGCTGCCGCTGACGCGGGCGATCAGGACGCGATTGCCCGCAGCGAAGGTGACATCCGGATTGCAGCGGTAGTGCTTGGCCGTCGCCTCGGTCTGGCCGGGGAAGATCAGCGAGACGCCGTCCGTGTACTTTGTGCCGATGGTCGCCAGCGAGAGCAGCGGCGATTCCTGCGGGCTCTCCAGCGTGGCCGTAAACAGATCCATCATGCAATCACCGTCCTTTTCGCTGTGTGCTGCATCATCTGGCCGGTGGCCATGGTCAGCGACCAGCCGGTCTCCTCGTAGATCCCGGCCAGCTCCGGGTCGTCGATGGAGATGATGTCCCCGACGCCGTGCCCCGGCTCGTTGAGTGTCTGAAATGTGATGGTTCGTGCTGCCAACATGGATTCATTCCGGGCGCGATCGGCAGCGGCCTGAAGCTCATCCTGGCTCGCAATGTTGTCCACACGCTGCACATCCACGATGCGCATTTTGCGTTTGAACGTGGACGTGCTGGACGTCGGGGACTCGTTGACCGCCGTGGCCACCATGTCGGCGTCGAGATCCGGGTTGCTGCAGATACGGACAAAGACGTTCGGCGCGTTGAAAATATCCGTCTCGTCGTTGTGATCCGGCCCGATCGGCTGCGCGTGGACGACATCGGTATCGGAATAGGCATGATCGATGCGGTCGGCGCTGGGCTGTTCATACGGCTCCAAATGCGCGATGCCGCTGCCGTCGAACCACACATCGCTGTAATTGATCTCGGCCAGCAGCTGATTGATGATGGACAGATAGGTCGTACCGATCTCCCAATCCTCGCGGTCTGTCTGGAGCGTGGCTGTGGACGGAGCCGCAATGACCAGCCCGATCCCGGCCTCCGTGAGCATCTGGCGGATCTTCGTAATGTAGGACGTACCGGCGGCGATGTGCAGGATGTTCTCCGTGCGCTGGTTTTGCAGCCGCCAGCAGCGGTCGTATGCCTCGATCTGGACGACCGTGTTGTAGCGGTCGGTCGCGCGGCTCGGAGTCGCCGTCTGGAAGACGCCCAGCGGCGTCTCCACGCCGTTCAGCCGCATGACGGGCTGCAGCTCGTCTGACAGCAGATCGACCGTGTCGGGCACGTAGAACCGCCCGGAGAAGCTGCCTTTGATCTCGGCATCCTTGTTGATCATGATGTTGGGGTTGTCGCCGCTGCGCCAATGGAGCCGGGCAAACTCGGCTCCGTTGCGCAGGACGTTGACGTGGTAGGAGACGTCACGAATCAAGGTCGATCTCCTCCTTTCGGTCGATCTGTTCGATGGTAAAGCTGTAAGTGCTGAAGAAATCGTCGGAGCTTTCCGAAATGCTGGCCGGGTAGCCGATGGTCATGTTGCCCTCCGGCGTCTTGCAGCAGGTCAGGTGTCCGAGCAGCGCCCGGAGAGCCTGCCGCTCCGCGTCATCCGCGCAGACGCAGGTGATCCGCAGAGCGCGGGACTTAAATTCGCTCCGCTCCGCGACCGGGTAGGTGTGGCCGGAGAGCTGGACGTATTGGATGTCCTGGGACAGGCTCAGACCCGTGCTGCGGTGTGCCGAAGAATCATAGAGGAAATGCAGCCACTCGCCGCGCTCCATGTCGTAGAGTCGGACTTTGTCTGTGCTGACCGTGACCTCCGCGGCCTCGGACAGACTGTAATTGTCGCTGTTGTCGTAGCAGCCGCGCACCTGATAGCGCACACCACCAATGCTGGCTGCGTCGGTGTAGCTCGGTTCCGTGACCTTCGCGATGGCCACGCCGTCCCGGTAGACCAGATAGTAGTCAAAGCTGCCCGGCGTCCAGCTGAGCGCCGCCTCAATGCCGCCCTCGGCGGTCAGCGTGATCGCGCCGCCCGGTACGTTTGTGACCGGGAGCGCCGCCGTGCCCCACGGTGACCAGAAGCCGTATTCGTTCTGCACACGGACGCGAACGGTGTAGTTGCCGTCAGCCAGATAGAACGGCGCCTTCCACGTCTTCCCGGTTCCAAAGCGCGTACCGGAGGCATAGACGCCGTCAATCTCGACTTGGTAGGCTTGCTGTTCATCCGACTGCCAGCGGATCTCCGGGCGCGGCTCTGTGGACACGATAGACACGGGCGGTGTTGCAGGGGCGGCCAGCACAATAAACTGCGTGGCAGCGCTCCATGCGCCCGCAGCGCCCTTGGAATTGTACGTCCGCACGCGCCAGTATTTTGTGCCAGAGGTAAACGTTCCGGCAGGAGCCGTCCATGTGTTGGCTGCACCGGTGACAGTTGCCAGCGCCGTCCATGTGCTGCCGTCTGTGCTCTGCTGCAATTCGGCCTTCGTTTGGGCCGTGCCGGTCGAAATGACATGTTCCCATTTGAATACGTTGCTGGACGATCCGTCGAGGACTGCCCGGTCAGGAGCAACCGCAACGGCTGTGGAGTCCACGTCGGTCAGCGAGAGCGTCATCCAATCGGAGGTCGTGGTGACGCCGCTGTTCGCGGTCACGCTGAGCTGCCACTGGATGCTGTCACCGGAAAAAGTATTCGCTGGGATGGTGATGGAGGTAGCCGTGCCGGGCACGGCAATCTCCTTGACTGTGTCGGATGCAGATTTGCGCCAGCGGAATTTTGCAGACGTGCGAGAAATCTCCGCATAGCAGGTTCCGCTTGCGGCTTCTTTCCATGAAAATACATTGCTGTTTGCAGCAACAATTGACCCGTTCGATGGTGCAGCATTAGATATGGTTAGTCCAATAATTTCATCGCCAATACTGACCTCCAAGTAAGGAGGGTTCGCGCTTCTCGATGATTGCACTGCATACCATGATGAGACATCGGTCATCAAACCACATCTCAAAATTTTAGAAAAACTATTAAATGCATCAACCCATGATTTTGAATCATATCCGGTTTTATACAAATACAGGGAATAACTACTGCCGCCTATACGCCCGGGTGCATTTTGGTAATTTAATGTGCTAGCATCGAATGATTTACTTATCGGATCAACGCTTCCGACGGTCTCGGTGTGAGCGGGAGAATACAGCGAGCGATAGTACAGATACGATATGATTGTTTCAACCTTCTGAAATTGATATGCGGCAGGAATTGGCTGAAATGAGACATACATTTTGTAAAATGCTCTGTTATTAAGCGCATCAGATGAATATTCTGTCTCTGTGTTAAAGGTAGTCGTTGGTTGAGAATACAGTGTTGCCGCAGACTGCACCGCTTGGAGCGTTAGCGTTGTACTCATCCCGTTGCACCTCCCATTCGAACCACTCTGCGGCGCTCCTGCACAATGCAAAGAATGTCCTCAAACTCCCGCACCGTGTGGGCGTCGATCGTGATGTTGTAAGTATCGCCGCCGGACTGGCGCGTCTCCTGCGCGGTCAGGATGCGCGTGCCCTGCGGCAGGATCGCGGTCTCCGCGCCGTGCTCGCTCAGCAGCGTCCGCCCGCCGGGGAACCAGTCTGCGCCGCTGGCGTTTCTGCGCCACGACCCGGCATTTTTCCACGCCTCAAAGGTCCCTTGCGCCGTCCCAGCGGAAACCTCGCTGTTGTACATCGACCGCAGCTCCGCGTCCGTGTAGGTGCCCTCGGTGATCCAGCCCGCAGATTGCGAATAGCGGTAGCCGTTATAGGCACCGCTGGCACGCTGCATGTTGCTGAGCTGGCCGGAGCTGGCGTTCAGGCCGAGTGCAGTTCTGATCTTATCGCCGTTAAACGTAAACAGGCCGACAATAACGTTGGCCGTATCTGCGATCAGAGCGACTGTCTGCGCGATCGGCTTCAGGGCCGCGGTCAGGGCCGGGAGCACCGCAGAGATCAGCGAGCCGAGCGGCTCCAGCAGCGCGACAGACGATTCGAGGATACTGCCGAAGGCATCGACCGCGCCGGACTCGACCAGCGCCTTGCCGACCTTCTGAATTAGCTCCCGGATGTCCTCCAGCGCCTTGGTCAGGTACGGGGCGAACTCCGCAGCCATCTGGTTCTTGACAGATTCCTGTGTTTTTTGCAACCGCTGGAATCCGTCGTCAACAGCACCGAGTGCTTCTAACGCTTCGTTGTCGAGAACATAGCCAACGTCATGCGCTTCCTTCGCATAATCTTTTAGGGTGTCGCTGCCCTGGATGATCAGCGGGTTGAGATCCTGCGCAGACCGCCCAAAGATGTCCATGGAGAGCGCGTCACGTTCCGTCGCGTTCTGCACCTCGCCGAGCGCATCGATCGTGTCATAAAAGACGTCGTTTGCGCTGCGCATACTGCCGTCGGCGTTTGTAAGAGAAATGCCGAGCTGCTCAAAGGCGGATTTTGCATCCCCGGTTCCGTTGATGGCATTTTGCATATTGTTGGTCAGCTTGGTCAGCGAGCCTTGCAGCGTGTCCATGGAGACGTCCATAAGCTCCGTTGCGTAGGAAAACTCCTGCAGCTGTTCTGCGGACTGGCCCGTCGTCTGCGACATCGTAAGAATGTTGTCAACATAGGCGGCAGATTCCTTCGTCATGGAGATTAGGGCCTTTTCTGCCTTAACCACCGCAGCAGCCACAAGGGCGAGGCCAGTCACAGCCAAAGCCGCACCTGCATGGATGCCATTGAGAGATTCCACGGCCTTCTGTGCGCCCTCCGGAAGCTGGATGCCGAATTTCCCGGCCACATCCGTCAGCGCGTCGCCAAGGCCGCGCATGACCTCGTCGTTGCCGGAGAACTCCTCCTTGAGATTGGCAAACAGGCCCTTGAGGCCGCCGCCCTGCTCCTTGGTGTCAGACAGCGCCTTTTTCAGCTTGCCAAAGGCGGTCGTCGTGCCGTCTGCCTCTCTCTGTGCTTTTTGGAGAGCGCCCTCGTTGTCCTTCAATGCACGCTCCATCTTGACCAATTCGGCCTGTGCGTTGTTGAGCTGCGTTTTCCAGCGATTGGTGCGCTCGTCGGCTTCGCCGTAGGCCGAGGCCGAGGATTGGAGCGCCTTTTCAATTTGTTCGATTTTTTCCTTCTGCGTCAGGATCGTGCGGCCGAGGATGTCATTTTTCTTGGTCAGCGCTTCGACGCTGTCTGCGTTATCCCGAAACTGCTCGGACGCGAGATTCAGCTCGGATTTCAGGACGTTCAGGCCGCTCTTGATCTCGGCCAGCGCAGCCTTGTATTCCCGCTCGCCGTCCAGTTTGATTTTTGAGTTGATACTCGGGGCAGCCATCAACCGCCACCTCCCATCAGATATGCCGACAACGACAAGCGGGCGGGCTTCTCCGTCTCCGCAGGAGACTCAGAAACGACACGCCGGCCCGGTGCGCCCATGAGCTTGAAAAACTCACGGTAAAGCGCTACGCACCGCGCCGGCGTCATTGTCCGCCAGAAAACGGCCTCGTCGTTATGCAGGACATTGATCCAGATATTCAGATACCAAGCGAAGTTCAGGCCGTCGCTGCCGCTTCCTTGGTCTCCACGTTTTTTGTTTCTTCTTCGGTCGGCTCCGCCTCGTCATCGTCCGGAGCCATTACCGCTGCGAACAGCAGGCCGAACACATCGCCCTGGATGCGGCGGAACTCCTTCCAGCTCACCGCACGGCCGATCTCGCGATCCGTGACGGAGAGATCCAGCCCGGCAGCGTTTGCGGCCTCGTTGACCAGCGCCGCGAGCAGCCGCGTGAAATTCCGGAAGGAACGCTTCTCATCAAGCATCTCCTCCAGTTCGCCGGCCGCCTGAAGATCTGCCAGCACGTTGAAATTGCAGCAGAGCTGGAGCGTGTGGCCGCCATACTCAAACGGCAGCGTCTTCAATCGGAGATCCATAGCTTAGCCTCCCTCCGTGACGACGGTCGGTTCCGTCGTGAAGCAGGCGTCGAGCCATGCAATGGCCTCGGCCTCGGTGTCAAACGATTTCCACTCCATCAAGTGGCCTGCGTCATCGACTAGGGCTTCGCCGGAGGTCGTCGGCGTCTGGAAGTTGATCTGCTCGCCCATGGTCTGGAGCGTCTTGCTGGGCGGGCCGAACAGCGTCTTGTGGACGAAGATCGCCGTGAACTTCTCCACGCCGTCGATCATATCCGGCGCATAGAATCCGCTGCCGACGTACTGACCGGTCGAGGTCTTGCCGTAGGCCATGCTCTTCACGGTCTTGGGCGAGCCGGAACCGACCGAACGGCTCAGCTCATACGCTTTGAAGAGCAGCTTCTGCGTCTCGTCCGGGATGTACTTCACGCCCTGGCTGACTGTCAGGCCCGTGACCTTCTTCATGTACTCGGCCAGCGCGGACTCGGCATAGAGACGTCCCTCCGCGAACTTGAGTTCGAGGTTCGCCGTCATTGCGTCGCCCATGGACATCGGCGTGTCATAACTGATTTTCTTCTGCGTTTTGTCGTAATTGTATTTCGCGACCTTCATGCCGCGAAGATCAAATTCAGGCATGTCATTCTCCTTTCAGAATGTCGGCAGCGACGTCGGACATCTTGTCGTTGGCCTGCTGCCAGGTGTTGTGTACCGCGGTCGACCAGTAATAGTCTGCCGGGATCTTGCCGCCGGTTCGCCGGCCGTAGTTCAGCACGAAACCCTTTGTGCCGTACCGCTGCCCACGTTTGTCCTTCCCGTGGATCGTGACGAACATATACGGGACGCCGTTTTTGTCCTTCCGGACGACGCGGGCTTTTGTGATATGCCGCAGCGTCTCACCGGTGCGCCGCTGTCGGCCGGGGTTGTTATGTCCGGACTCCACGAAGGCGGATTTTACAGAGGCCAGCATGACCTCGGAGCCGGCTGTCAGCATCCGCTTCACGTTTTCGTCGGTGAACAGATCAGCCTTATTCAGCTGCCGGATGGCTTCTTCAATACCGTCGGTATCCATCTGTGCCATCAGATTACCTCACATGGAATGTCCGTGTAGTAGGTGGCTGTTTCGACATCATAGGAGTGCTCAGGCATCTGCATCGCGATATGCGCATCCGCCAAAGCCTTGACGACTTCGGCGGGGAGCGTATCATCTTCGGTTTGCGTGGCCACGGTCACAACGGCCTGATAGATCGTGGCAAAGGGGCGGCTATTGGCGTAGGAGTAGCGGTCGCCGGTCGGCGTCCAGACCAGATAGCGGAGCAGCGGCTCACCGTCGTCCGTTGTCTCCGGGGCTTGCACCTTGTAGACCGCGTCCGGCAGTACGGTCTTGAGCGCGTTTTCAATCTTTGTACAGCTCATACTTTCCCTCCGGTTCTGCAAGGCTTAACGTGTTGATGTCGAGACCGTCGGCGTCCTGTTCGCGCTGCGCCTGGTCGATGCGATAGACGTGTCCATCCTCCAGCGTGCAGTATTGGTCTGCTTCGATCGGTGCATCAAAGACGCTGCGCGGCATGGACACCATGCGCACGAGCTTCTGCCCGGCCTGCTTCCCGGCGTAAAACCGGGAGGCGTACACCGTGCGCTCGCAGTAAAAGTGCTGGCTGACGGCCTTGAGCTTGCGCACGGCAGGAGACCGACCAGGGAGCAGCGTATAGATCGTCAAAATCTTGTCGTAGATCATCCGCCGTCCCTCATTTTCTCGTGGCACAGCCGATCCTTGATCATGATGTCAAGATTCCGGGGGAGTGCCGCCCGCTCGGTGTTTCCGCGGGCACGATACATCCACGCGGCCACGGAGCCGACCAGCATGTCATCCTCGTCGCTGTCGTCCGCCAGCGTGATGCCGCGCCGGCGGACAAAGGATTCGGCTGTGATCAGCAGACCGCGCATATAAAGCTCCTGTTGATCAGCGCACGACAAAATGCCAAGATCAACCTTCATGTAAGTCAGACGCAGGTCTGCTGACATTCCACAGCCCCCTCTCTTATGCCTTGGCGGTCACGCTGCCGGAGCCAACGGCCACGGCCTTGCCGTCCGCGTTGACCTCGACGACGGTGATGGTCGCGCCGGTCGTGGCGCTCTTGATGGTTTTATTTGCGGGCAGATCTGTCCAGCCCTTGCCGATGGGCTCGCCGTTCGCCACAGGCACGGCCTGACCGCTGACCTGGTATTTCAGCGCGCCGGAGCTGTTGCCGGCCACCGTCACGGTGCTGTCGCCGGACGCGCCGCTGCCGGCTGCCGTCGTCACGATCAAAGTGCCAATTGCAGTGTTAGCGAGGTCCTTGCCGAAAGTCGTGGTCGTGGTCGGGGCCACATTGCCGTAGTTGACGACCACAAACGCCTCACCGATGGCCGGCTTGCCGTCGCGGCGCTGCAGGCCCTTATAGCAGGTCTGATTCTGAAGCCACCGCACATTTGTATTGGATTCGATCAGCGTGCCCTCGCGCTCGACCGAGCGATAGAGACTCAGGAAACCGCCTGCAATCTCATTGTCCGGCATGACTTCCCACTCGACGATCACACCGCCGACGACCGGCATGGTGTTGTTGACGCCTGCAACCATAGCCGCAGCGGAGTTGTAGGCCAACGCGCGGGACATCAGGTCGAGATGTGTCTTTCGATTCATGGCCCAGACGACCGTACCGTTGGAGTAGTCCGGCTTGGCCACAGCCAGCGCCGCGACCAGCGGCTGGAAGAACTCGACGCCAGTCTTGGCGGAGAGGTCGAGCTTCAGAATGTGGCTGGTATGCAGGTCGGTAAAATCGCCCTGCTGCGCGCCCCACCATGCGGGCTTCGCGGTTGCGGCCAGACGGGTCAGGATGCCAACGGGCATCTTTTCGCCGGTGCCGAACCAGATGGACTTATCGATCGCTTTTGCGAGCGAGGATGCGAGTGCCTGAAGGATGGTCGATGCAAGCTGCAGGTCACTGTCATCCATCAGCATGGAGTTCGGGACAGCCATATAGCCGCCGACCATGTAGCCGTCCATCGTCAGCTGCCAAAAGTCAATGTCGAGCTCGTTGAGCGCGTCGGTCATTTCGGTCCAGATGGCCTCCGGTGCAACACCGGCAACGTTCTGGCGCGTGGTGCCGCGGAAGCTCGTGGTGAAGCAGTAGCGCAGGAACTTGGATTCCTGATAGGTCAGATCGCGCAGGATCGGCAGGAAACCATCAGGGATGCCGAGTTCGCCGCCGTTTACGCTGCGCTGCTGACTGCGCGCCTCGCGGACGCGCTGCAGGAATTCTTTGACGGCGGGCTGCGCCAGCAGCGCGTCGCGCTCCTGATAGGTGAGGCCGAACCAACGGCGCTCCGGGTTGTTGATAGGCATGGAATGATTACTCCTTTCGGTGTTGGTGGTTCCGGTCGGCTCTGCCGCCGGGGGATCAGATGCGGGCGGCGTCTGCGCTTCTTCCAGACTGCGGATTTCTTCGTTGATCTCGTTGATCCGTTCCTGCACACGGGTGATGTCCGCTGCGTTCGCGCTGCGCTCCTGCTCAAAAGCATTCACAGCGGCCTCAACGACGCTGCGCTCCTCATCGGTCTGCGCCTCGGCGATGTCATGCTCAAGCTCCGCTTCGCGGGCCGCGAAGTCATCGCGCGTGGTTTCGAGCGTCTGAAGCTCAGTCTGCAGCGGTGCAAGACGGCTCCGCAGCAGCAAAACTTTTAATGCCATTTACTATGTACCTCCCAGCTTCTTTTTCATGTCGCTGCGCCAGGCCTCGGCGCGGCGTTTTTCAATTTCGGCCAGATCCTGCTTGCGGGCGCTGACGGACGTTTCCGTGTAGGCCGGAAACGTACAGACAGACACCTCGTAGAGAGGATCGACCTCTTCGATTTCCCAGCGGCATTTTCCGTCGCCGAGATCCACAAAGGTTTCGCGTTTGATGTCAAATCCAAACGAGCACTGGTCAACGTCACCCCGCTGGACGCGGGCGTAGAGGTTCATGGCGTCAACGTCGTCCCGATTGATTCTAATGCTGCCCCAGAGACCGCGCTCATCCTGCCGCAGCGCCAGCGTGCCGGCCTTCGTCCGGCCGAGCACAAGACTGGAATCGTGGTTGATGAGCGCCCGGACATCTCCGGAGACGGAATTGGTAAAAGCGCCTGGCTTTACGATCTCGCTCGCGCCTTCCCAAAGCAGGTATTCGCTGTTGAAGACGGAGAAATAACCTTCGATAAACAAATCATCGTTGGCCGAGCGCGTCTGGAACTGCTGGGCTACGCAGCGCACCTGCCGCTGCTGGCGTTCATTCGGCATTGCCGTCGCCTCCTTCTAGTTTTTTCTGGTTGCCGATCATGCCGCGGGGAATGTAGTTTTCGAGGATTACCAGCTCGTTCAGACCCTTGCGCGGGCTGAGACCGAGCCAATCGCGAGCCTCGTTGCCGTCCATCAGGCCGCGGATGTACTGATCGTCGGCTACGCTGGCCAGCTCCTGCAGCGTGTAGCTGTAAAGCCGGCGTGTGGACATCTGGAAATACATCTCCTCGGAGATCAGAAGCTTTCGCGTCAACTCCTGACAGATGATGTTGGAGATTGTGACCGCCGTGGTGCGGATCATGTGGTTGTGCTCCGCGTCGGAATAACTGCCGACGCCGACCATATACGGCGTCACACCGACCAGCGAGGCAACCTCGCGTTTGTCTAGCTCCACGCTGTCCTTGATGGCGAGATCCGTCAAACTCAGCGGTTTGACCTGCTGCACCTCCATCAGCTCTGCCGGGATCACCCACGGCTCGCCCGCAGAGCTTCCGGACATATACTGGTCAACCAGCCGCTTGCGGCCTGCTTCGTCGGCGAATTCATCCGCGAGCGCGTCTACCTTGACGATCACGCTCGGCTTCCACTTGTCGGACATAAAGCCCTTTTTCGTGGCGGCCGCCTGCCGGAGATTCGCGGTCACATCCCGGAGGCTAATCCGCAGGCCGATTCCCTGCCAGGGCTGCGCTGGATCTGGCCAGCGTTTGAAATGGAGTACGCTGTCGGCCGCATAGCGCCGTCCCTGCCACATGACATAGTAGGTCAGGCCGTTATCGTCGCTCAGCGCATACGCCCCGGGCATCGGCTCCAGCTCACTCAGGAGGCCGCGCTCCGTGTGCGGCAGGAGGAAGGCACTGCCGGTCGAGGTCGTCAGCATCGTCCAAACGATCCAGGAGATCAGATCCTTGCGCGTACCGTGCCGCCACGGGGAAATGTCCATGAAGCGCGCCAGCTGATTGCGGACGCGGACGTCGCCGTCATCGGTGTTCCGCATGAGCTGGATCGTAGCGTTCGAGATGATATCAGCGAGGCCGCCGATGGCGGCAAGCACATCCGGACTGTCAATTAACCGGGTATAACCAGGCACGGCCAACGTATCAGCGTCGATTGCACCAATCATCCATTTTTGCAGCGCTGTGTCCACCCCTCTGCGCTGCGGCTTCACTCTCAATCTGCATCACCGTCCTTGTCTTTCTTGTCATACCAGCCTGCCGCCTTATTGCTGGCGGTCAGATCTTCGAGATAAGCGCAAACCGCGAACACCGAAGCATCAAAGAGGTCGATGCGGAGGTTTGGCTCGATTTTTTGATACATGACCATATCGTCAGCCTTCTCAATGCCGGCAACGTTCTGTACGCAGTACTCATAGGGTTCGGCGTGCATGTAGTAGAGCGTTCCCTTTTTCGCGCTGGCCTCCAGGTAGCGGAAACCTTCGGATTTCCGTGTGAATAGCTGCGGCTGATCCTTGATGGGGAAGCGTTCCTTCTGCATCTCGACGAAGTATTCGCGGCAGAATTTTCGGTCGTGTCCGATGCGTCGGATCTTAAACCCATCGGCGCGTAGCTTTTTGTACCATTGCACCACATCGTGGTGATTTGTGACCTTGTCGTTGGTCATGTCCAGCCAGCCGTCCTCCTGCCAGCCGAACAGCGGGATTTGATCCTGCTGCGCCTTGACGATGGCGGCCGGCCGCGGGAACCATGCGTGCGGAAGAATGATGTCAACGCCCTTGTAATGGCCGAAGAGGCATCCGGCAGTCAGGTCATGCAGTTTCGAGAGGTCCGTGCCGCCGTACCAGCGGATGGGCAGCTTCGCAAGCTGCCGATAGCTCCAACTGTATCGCTCGTCGCTCTTGCGGAACTCCTGAATGTCAAACCATGCCTTGATCGCGTTCGTTGTGACGTTCAGCGATTTATTGAGGAACTCTGGCCGGAGCGCCGGGTTTTCGGCGGCCATGGCTGCGTCGTTAATCATGTCCTGCGGGCGAATAGAGTAGCCCCAGCCCGGCGAGGCTGCTTTCAGCACAGCCGGATCATGCAGGTCAACGTCGCCGTTTTCCAGTGTCGGCGCAGAGCAGAGGAAGCAGAAGATGCTGTCTGCCGCGTTGCCGGTGACAGTCCCGCGCAGGATCTTCCGGCAATAGTCCAAGTGGCCGAGCAAAAAGCCTCTGGCATTCGGACCGTTGGATGAGATCACGATGACGAGCTTGTTTGTGTATGCCTTCGTCGCGTCCTTCAAGATCTGATACTGCTGCGGGCTTTTGTAGGTGTGCGCTTCGTCCGCGATGACGATGTTGCAGTTAAAGGAGTCCTGCTTATCGGGATTCGCGGCCAGCGCATCGATGGAGACCATGCCGCTACCGATATCGCCGGAGATCGACCGCTCGGCATTGTTGTCGATGACGCGCAGCCCCTGCACAGGATCGTCATCCGTCGTAATTTGCAAACGAGCCAGGTTGTATTTGAGGAAATTGAAAACCTCTTTCGTCTGCCTAAGCGCACCGCCTACGGCATAAACCTTGGAACCGCTGGCTCGTTCATACAGCGCCAGCGCAAACGCGAGCGCTGCAGCAAAGGTCGTCTTGATGTTTTTCCTAGGGATGAAGTCAACAGCCTCCTTGAAGCGCCGGATGTTCGTCCCCGGGGTATAGAAGCCGAGAAGGTTGTAGACGATGAACTTGTGATAAGGGAGAAGCAGGAACGGCGTGCCGCGCAGCGGCGTTGCGTCCAAAAATTCTCCCTGCTGGTGGCAAAGCATCGTCTCGATGATGGCGATGATGTCGTTGGCCGGTTCCGTGCGGAACTCCCATTTTCCACGGTCGAGGTCTGCAACGTATCGCTTGCAGGCGAGCACAGCATCCTCGCACAACCCGGACTCTCCGGACAGGACGGATTCCACGAAGGAGTCCACCTCGCGCTGATACTGCGGGCCGTGCTCAACAGCGTGGTCGTGCGCTGCGGCAAGCATTTGCTCGATCTTGCTGTTGCCGAGGGCAGAGGGCTGAAGCTTCGACCTTGCCTTATTCAGGCCGGTCGGCGTCAGGCCGAGCTGATTGCGGAGTGACTGCACCGTCGCGCGCAGGTCTTCGACCGCCGTCCAGTATGGGCTTTTGGCCGTGTACTCCGCGCCGGTCTTGTTGACCATGGTGCAGATCCGCTGCCCACCCTGCTTTTTCCACTCTTTCTCTGCGCGGGAGAGTTCGCGTTCCGTCTTGGCCAGCTGCTTGATCGTCGGCTCGAATATCTCGTTGTAGGTTCCGACCAGCTCCATGTCCTTTCGGATCATGTCCTCTCTGGCCAAGTGCTCACCTCCCGCATGCCGGAGACTCTGCCAGGCCCGGCGGCTCCGGGCCCAGTTAGGAGGATCTGAAGAGGCAATGGCGACGTCCCAATATCGCTGCTGCCTGGCACAGCCTCCGACCGTTCGCGCAGGCGCGTCGTTTGTGCCCGCGCTGTATGATTCATTTTTCGCGCGCACCCGCGCGCCTCGGACCTCTTGATTTACCCCCTCCGCCCGTTTTCCCGCCGTCGGAA